CTTTTGATCTTGGTACTCACGTTACTCCTTCTGAATATGTATCCTGTAGGGACTGTTAATCCCTACACCTATTATAGTGGAGCCCTGAGCTCGTACAGAGCATCCGAGTAATCCCATTCATGATGCGAGAGATACTCGGCCGCCCGTAGTGCGATCTTTGTTGCCGCTGACTTCATGAACCGTCGGATGCTCTCCTCGCTGTCGTTTGCCATAAAGCTTGGGTCGCGTATGAGGCTTCCAAACTCATGGCAGACATCAACGAGTGCCGTCACAGCCTCGTCATCGAATTCGGCTCCGCCTTTAACGTGGGCGTCCTGCATGATATGTCCTTCCGGATATGGGAGCTAGCCACACCCTACAGGATACATATTGGTAATGTACAGTGGTTGGGGAATCACTCGCAATTGTCAGGGTCGCGTGTCAACCACACTGCGTCGTTTTCGATTCCCAACAACCAATGAAAGCATACCATAGGGGGGTTGATACGTCAACCCCTATTATGTCAATTCACCACGCGAACTGTTGTTCGCATTGGCACCGGGCTGTCATACGGTATACACCCATTAGCAGTTACATATAATAACTCATTGGAGTGTACAGCTTAGCCATTCCTGTTTTGGGTGTAAGGTAAGGGTATGAATAGAACAGTTGTTCGCTTGACTCTGGTTGCAGAGGTAGCATATATTGTGAGCATGACGGGCACCAATAATAGAAAGGAAGGATAGGAATGGTGCAAGAGATTCCAACAGCCGAAGCAATCCAAACGGAGATTGCGGAGGCCCAAAAGGCATGTGAGGCTGCAATGAAGGTTGCGGCAAAGTCACGCAAGGCGGCAGAGGCAGCCGTGGGCAATGTGGCCTTCGAGGATTTGGCAGAGCTTTTTGAGCAGGTCAAATTCGACGAGGCGGCTGTGTCTAGGTGCGAGTCGGCCCTAGTTGTCGCCCAGGGCAAGCTCGAATTTGAGGCTGTGCGCGAGCGATGGAACACGCAAGAAGCCCTGCGGGTCAACATCACCAGAGCGTTCAATGACGTGCTAGCCGTCCTTCACAATGAGCTAGTTGCTGCTGGTGTGGAAACGATCACGTTTACTGGTGGCGACGAAACCGTTTTGAAGTTTGCGGGGGAGGGTGTTGTGAAGCCTCCGTCCGCAGGACGGACACGCAAGGCTGCCACCAATGGGAACGGCTCCAGGGGACACGGTGCCATCCGGATTGATTCCACAGGCGAGGAATTCCGGTCTCGTAACGCAGCGTACAACACACTACGGACACGTGTGGACGGTAAGGCACCAGGCTCGCCTGCGAACACGGATAGCACAACGCGCTGGCTCAACGCTAACGGGTTTGCGTTTACGGAAGTCGCCACTGCATAACCGTATACGCGCCTAAGCAATAAACCCCCTCAATGCCCGTCACGAGGGGGTTACTCTTTATGTCAAGTGTAGTCGTGGTTGTGGTCGCATCACGGGATTTATGGGTGACGGCTGCGAGCGTATATCAAACGTGCGCCACCACGATCGCCGTAGCGCCCCCTCTAATATCAAACGGGTAGTTGGGTGCGGTCGGTGATTTACATGGCCCGTGACGGGCATCGTACGAATTGTATACACAATTGGTACGAGCGTAATCACACTGGCAGCACACCGTCCTGTGTTATGTATACCTATACTCTACGTAACAGCTACCCATAACAACAGCACATAACGGGTAGACATAAGGTCAGACCCCCATTTGACTTTTCTCTACCCCCTGTGGAATTAGACTCCACCAAATTTTTCACTCAGAAACCCTTACTGCACCACTCACAGAAACACTTACTACTTACTACCGCCACTGCACCACTTACTACTGCCACAGAAACACTTACTGCAGCGCAATAGCCTGCTGGGTAGCCCGTCCTCCAAAACCCTTACTGCGCCTTACACCCTTGGTACGGTCTGGCGGGCCTGCACCATGGTACGCTGTAGTCCAGAAACACTTACTGCAAGCTAGTGGCTGCGACCGATGCTAGTACACCCTTACCGGTCTTATCCCAAGGGCTTGACAACCGCATACAGTTCGTGGTACCCTATTTGCGGAAGTGTAATATGGACTACGAGTACCACCCTGTAGTAGCCGAGCACGAAGTCCAGCTGAAGGAACTGGGTAAGATTACCGAAGAGGAGCTAGCCCAGTGGGAAAGGGCTGCCCGTGTTAGGTTCCTGGACTTGTTTGGCAAGTTACTCAACTACGACTTTTCGTTTTTCAACAGAGTCGAACCGGAGCTGCTAAATAATCCTGAAGCCGTTAGTCGGAGGGACTACGACTACTTCAAGGAAATTCGTACCAGGGTTTACACCTTTGGTAATCTGGGAACCCTTAAGGGAGTCATGGGGCCAGAGCAAACCAGAAGTGGAGTTAACATCACGGTCAGCATAGATCAAAGGCAGATAGACACTGAGGAAGCTAAGAGAGCTGCCTCTAGAGACTTGCTAGAGCGTTTCAATGCTAACTCCAAGTACCTACCAGAGCAGGAACTAATTGAGGGCGAAGTCATTACTAATGGAAGACAAAGTGCTAAGGATTAGAGAGCTAGAGGATATTGGTATCTTCGACAAGAAGTACCAGTTGATACAGAGTACTGCTCTATGTCTAGCCTGTGGCTACTCTTGGCTTGCCCTAAGACCTACTATTACCTTTCTACTGCAGTGCCCCAGCTGCTACCTGCTTAGGGCCAACTAATGCCTGCACTTCTAGTAGGTCCAAAGGGTGAACAGCTAGTAATAGAGTCTAGTCCCTGTAACCACCACTGGGTCATAGAATCCCCCGATGGGGAGTTCAGTAAGGGTATATGTAAGAACTGTGCCGAAGAGCGTCAGTTCCGTAATAGCCTAAAGAAGTTTGGCGACCCCTGGAAGGGCCGCCAAGGTTACGATTGACAGCCATTCTTCCTTCTTGGGCAGCGCCAGTGCCTGGGGCGGTTACTGGTGCTGCCCGGACTACAGGCTGGGTGGGATGAGCCTTACCTCCGTTCAGTCCCACCCAGCCGATGTAAGTGAGTTTGACACCAAGGTAGTAGCAGCCCGTTATGGGGATCTAAGAGCTTATGCCAAAGCAGTCCATAACTTGGAGATAGAGCAACATCAGGAAGCTTGGGAAGAGGCTCTTGAGACTGGCAACGAACTGGTTATAATTTGCCCTCCTGACACTTATAAGAGTACGACCGTGCGTATGTGGTGTGAAAAGAAAATAGGCCAGAACCCCAATATCCGCATTCTATGGCTTCAGAAGGCTGGTGAACAGGCCGAGCGTAACGTTATGGCTATGCAGCGTACCATTGAGAGTAACCCTGTTTACAGGGCAGCGTTTGGTATCCAGAGAGACCCTGATGGCCAGTGGACTAAGACTACCTTATTTGTGCTACGTGACAGCCACAATCCTGATCCTACAATTCTAGGCTGTGGCCTCAATGGCCCCTATCAGGGCTCCCACTTCGATATTGTAGTCATAGATGATCCCACTAACCAGGAAGACGTTACCAGTGACACCACTATGGAACAGCAGCGTAGTAAGCTGCGTGGTGTAATCATTGACAGAGCCGTCGAAGGCGGTCGTATAGTAGGTATTATGACCAGATGGGGTGAGAACGACTTAGTACCCACCTTTGCAGACATGGGCTTCGCTATTTATGAGATGCCTATTGCTGGTGACTACCCCTGGGGGCCTACCATTAGTGCTAAGCTATTCCCCCAGGAGAAACTTGAGGCCTTAAGACGTAAGAAGGGCGACAGGCTGTTTGCTCTAACCTATATGTGTAATACTCAGGCCACTGAAGGCAATCGTATCAAGAGAGAACACATTAGCTACTGGGATGCCTCCACCATTCCCAACCGGCCCCTAGCCTTCTATATGGCTGTAGACCCTGCAGCCTCCCTCAAGACCAGTGCAGACTACGCTGCCATCTGTACCGTTGGTGTAGATATCAAGCCCAACCCTAGTGTAATTTACTTAGTGGATATGTTTGCAGCCCGCCTAGAGACCCCTGACTTAGAGCTAGAGATAGTAAAGCGGGCTAAAAGAGTCAATGGTCTGCGTAAGGTAGGTCTTGAGACAGTAGGCTTCCAGCTCAGCCTTATCCAAGGTATGAAACGCAGGTACAAGCTCCCATTGGAAGAGATACAGTACCGTACCAAAGAGACTATGAGACAGCGCATTAAAGCACTAGATAGAGACAAGGTGAGCCGTGCAGATTACCTCGATTCCTTATTCGCCAGTAATCGTCTATTTCTTCCAAAAGGATTACCATTACTCGATGGTGTTAGCCTTGAAACAGAGCTGTGCCTCGTGCCCTATGGTAGGCATGACGACAGGATGGACGCACTTGCAATGGCCTGTTGTCTAGCTGAATCTGCACGGCCTCAACCTCAACGTAGAGTCAGAAGCCTCTGGGGAGGTTACTAATGCCCAGTGACACCAAAACCGAGCCTACTATAGGGTACTGCAGAGAACTCCTTGCCCATGTGCAGCGTTACTGGGGAGGTAAACAGAAGGAACTAGACGATCTACGAAACGAAATGTACTGGGATGAAGACCTAGTACCACAGGAAGACACAGCTGCCAAAGGCAGACGTAGGCGTATCACTCCTGAGCGTATGACAGCCAATGAGCTGCGCCGCGAAGTAGACCTTATTGCCTCCCTATTCCCTTACCCTGCAGAGATCGGTGTCCAGTACATAGGTGAGGGTTCCCGTAGTGAGGCAGTTGCAGAGCGTGTAGAGGTTGCCCTGAATGAGACTATAGACCAGCTCAATCCACCTCTAGATTCTCCCATACTCAGGGAAAGAGCTAGTATGTGCCTTCTAGGCCGTGCTGCACGTATTATAGTCCCAGGCCATATGTACTACTGGGACTTTCCCTATATAAAGGAGGACGAGTCTCTAGATGAGTGGACCCAGCGTCATGGTCAGTGGATAGGCCAAGCCCCACTACCAGTCATGTGGGTAGACTTACCTGCAGAGTCCACTTTCCCTCCTAGCTTTGGTCGTATGGAGGAAGAGCTAATCAGTTGGCAGACTGTCAACGGCTACGACCTATGCAGTATGTTCAGCCCTAAAGAACTATCTGGACTGGTGGACTACCAGAGTACTGATCTTGGAGACGAGTTCACCTTAATTATCTACAGCAACCAGGCTTGGTTGACCTATGGCATTCTCAAAGGTGAGTCCAGTTCCTTTCCTCAGGATATGGAACGAATTGTGCGCTCTATAGAGCACGGTCTGGGAGTTCCAGTCATCCAGATCACTCCAGGTGCCACCTCACACAAGAAGGAGCCTGGTAAATACTGGATGGGAGTCTCAGATGCCAGTATCGCCCTTATCAAAGCTGCTAACAGGCGCCTGTCAGAGGCTGCCACAGCTTCTAAGTTTGACTCCCTACCTATATTTAAGATGTGGTTACAAGAGGACAACTTAATTGGTGAAGGCAGCAACTCTGACCCCACTAATATGTTCCAGGGTGACCTCTGGGAACTCCGTACTGGTAACAGTGAGGGTATGGAGAAAGAGAACATAGAGCCTCTATTCACTCCCAGATATGGTGAGAAGACCTTAGCTATAGCCCAGTTTGCCCTCGCTAGAGCCGAACGGAACTCCGGCGCTGTAGAGGCTCTGGAGGGGGCGACTGGCCCTAGTGGTGAACCTGCTTGGTCCCGTAACTCCATTATAGAGCAGTCCAAGATGAAGCAGAGTAGACTATCTCAGGCTGTAGCTGCAGCTGACCTCAACGCTGCAGATATGATTAGTCGCAGTATAGTAGCCTTTGGTGAATCCGTCTCCCTAACTCCTAAAGGCAAGGGGCCTAAAATCACCCTAGAGCCAGATGAGTTGAGGGACTTCCGTGTAGTGCTTAAGTCTGAGTATAAGATGAAGTTGCCTGTGAGCCGACGGGCTGATATTCAATTAGGCGTCTCTATTATGCAACAGGCTAAGGAAGCCGGCCTCCCTATCAGCCCAGCCTGGGTAATGGAACAAGTAATGGATATTCAGCGCCCTATGGAGGAGTTCAAGAGGGCTCTAACTTGGGAGCTGCTGATGTCAGAGGAGTCAAAGGCTTTCTACAAGCGTCTTCTGGTTAAGGAGTCCGAAATAGATCTAGCTGAGGACGAGGGTATGGATGTAGCCCAATTACAGCAGCTAGTGGCCAGCGGACAACTACCTGCAGACATAGCAGCCCAGTTTGGCCAGTTAGCTACTGGCCAGGGTGCTAATGGAGCAGGGGATGGTCAGGCTAGAAAGTTTGCCAGGGCAGGAATTCCCTTCAGTACCAATCCTACAGGCCCCCAGCCTGAGCAAGAGATGCCTAATACTGGTGTGGGACCATACTAATGCTCTGTGTGCAATGTGGTTATCCTGCTGTAAAGTTAGGCTCCGATGGTTGGTTATGTTTTGAGTGCTGGATGGAGTGTAGTAATGCCTGAGTCTCCATTTGACAGCTTAGTAGAAGCCTTCCGCGACGCTAAGGCACAGATGACGGACTCAGCTAGGGCTGTTAGGTCAGATATAGTGTCCCCTGCTGACCCTAATGCTACCAAGCTTACCCGTCAGGAACGCCTAGCTGACTTTGAGGACTTCATGGTCAATCCTGCTAGGCGAGAATCAGAGTTCTTAAGGCTTCGTGACAGGTATAATCTACCTGAAGATAAGCCTATTCCTAGGAGGTTAGTCCAATTTGTACTAGAAGGACTGAAGGAACAGCGAAAGGCAAGTAAGGACTAGTATGGCAGTACCTTTAGGCCGTTACCACAGTTGGGGTACCAACCGTAACCGGCTCCAGTTTGAGAAGAACCGTAAGATAGCTCTTGGAATAGCTAGTGGTATCGTTGGTGCAGGCCTTAGCAATGCTAGTGATGCACTGGATCGAGTTCGATCCCAAGTTACGCCACCAACTGGTCGCCGGAAGATAGATGTACTGGCCACAGGACAGCGTGGTCCACTTGAGCTTCAGGCTGAGGCTAGACGCAGACAACTAGCGTTACCTCCAGTTGAACCAGAGGTAAGGACTGGCGTCATTGGGCGCACTATTGGAAGAGGACTTAGCTCAGTATTCCAGCCCCAGTCTCAGGAGGCAGAAGATCAGAAGCTGGCAGTATATAAGTCTCTTACCAGTGGTGGTCGTGATCTCCCTCGTGCAGGTCTCTTTGGACAAGCACAGCGTAGAGTACTTGACCCTGAGTCCCTTATAACAGGGAGGGCTTACGAAGCAGCTTCCTTTGGCCCTCACGAAGTAGCCGAGGCTCTAGGTGCACCAGAGTCTGTAAGGAGAGCTACTTCACTACTATCCTTGAGAGAAGCTGGCCAGCGCACCGGCCTTGTATCAGAGCGTACTCCACTACAAGCTGCTAAGCGCCTACCAGGGGATATTCCAGTAGCTGGTCGTGCTATAGTGGGTGGTAAGACCGAACATGAAGCCCTCAGTCGCCGTCTGGAAGAAGTTGGCATAGGCTCCCAAATAGCCGGAGCAGCTATTCTAGAGTCTCCTATACCAATTCTAGGCTTTACCAAGGTAGATGACCTAGTTAAGGCAGGGAGAGCTATTAGGCGTGGTGCTATGAACTCGCCAAGGGCTAGGAAACTGGTAACTGGTTTACGCGGCCTGAATGAATCAGCGGCCAGGACTCTACGTGACCAGGAGATAGTTACCCTGTATCACGGTTCAGGTGTAGGTGGCCTAGAAGGCGGAGTCCTACGGCCTGGTACTGGCCTAGTTACCAATAGAGAAATAGCTGAAGCCTTTGCCCTACGTCGTGGTGGTGAAGTCTATGAGTTCCGTATCCCTCGTAGTCAAGTACAAGTCCCTAGACCTAATGAAACCTGGTATGTAGTCTCTGACCAGCCACAGAAGCCAGTTACAGGGATTAGGCGGTTGGCTACTGAGGTAGGTGGGACTAGACCACCGATTGGCAAGGGTAGTCGTGTAACAATAGCTCCAAGTCGAAGTATAGTTGGCGAGTTTGCCGGTCAGTCTGGTGTGGTAGAAGATATGACTAATGAGGGTGTATGGGTTAGGTTCGCTGACGGCAGAGTGGAGGGATTTGACAAGACCTTGGTGACTGCTGAGCGACCTCCAATGGTAACTTCTCCTCAGGCTGCTAGATTACAAGAGCAGATAGATGATTTGGAGGATAGGATTGAAGCTGCTGAGGAAGCAGGTAGAGATACTTCCAGACTTGAGGGTAGGCGTGACTTAATACAGGAGCAGCTAGAGGACCTACAGAGTGGACTTGGCCCTGGTACCTACCCCACCGAGTACCGTGGCATAGAGGAAACAGGTATACCAGGTAAAGTTCCTGAGATAGAAGAAGCCATCCCTCCTACTACCTTCCCAGGTGTCACAGATGTAAACCTAGAAGCTCCCTTAGACAAGTACATGAGACGGCGTGGTCAGTACCTAAGTCCAGCCTTACGCCGCACTCTAAGAGAAGCTGGCTACAGCAAGGAAGAGATTGAGCAACTGAGCCGTATCCCAGAGGTAGGTGGTGGTGCTCCAGGTGCAGGAGCCTTCAACATCCCTGGCCGAGAGACACCAACTCCAGCTACAGCACCATCTCCAGGTAGGGCTCCTTCACCAACAACAGCGCCTAGGTTTGGTGCAGGACAGCCCCCTACACGACCTCCTGCACCTGAAGTACCAGGTATGTTTGAAGAACCCACTGGTGGTCAGGGTCAGTTGTTCAATCTACAACCAGTTGATCCAGTTACTGGCACTCCAACTGGTTCTGGGCAGTTATTTAGATTAAGTCAAGCCGCACCGCCATCTGGGCCTGGGGTTGAAGGTATACCTCCAGTATTTACTGAGGGTGGGCAGCCTACTGCTGCCCATCTTGGTGAGCCACCTCCTGAACCTGCTGGTCCCATTGAGGGGACTCCTATTGGCTCAGGTAAGCAACTCCAACTAGAGATGGCTGATGTGCCACAGGGTGCGCCAGGTGAAGCTGTACCAACAGCTATTGGCGCTGAGCAAGCAGCTCTATTTGAGGCTGAACAACTAGCCAAGAAGGTGATTCCTAAAGGTAGCCTACCAGGTCGCGCCTATGATGAGCTAACTGGTCTAATAGGCACTACCCTAACTTCAGTCACCTCCCTAGATATAGGTAGCCGCTTCCGCAATGCTATGATACTAGGCTGGACTCATCCTCGTCAGTGGCTCTCAAACTGGAAGCCTGTACTCAAGGCCACCTTCAGTGAGGCCCAGGCCAGATCCACACAGAAAGCATGGGAAGCCAACCCTTGGTTCAGTGTCACAGCTGAAGGCACTGAGCGTCAAGGTCTAGGCTTCACCGATGTAGGAGGCCACATCTATGAGTGGGGGCCAGATGTAGCTCCAAGTGAGCGTGTACCAGGGTTCACTGGTATTAACAAGTCCGCTGTAAGCCGTACCTTTAAGAAGTTTACACCTTGGACTGCTGCCTCCGAGCGTAACCTAGCTGTAGACCTGAACAAGCAAGGCGTAGAGGTCTATGCCCAGCGCGCCCAGGCTATGTGGGATTCTGGCGTACGTGACCCTGACCAGTATAAAGCCTTGGCCAAGACCATTAACCACGCTAGATTCTATGGTGATGTAGAGATAGGCCGAATACTGCCTGGTATCAACGCTTTCTTTAGCAGCCGTGCCTTAGTGGCCCGCTTCCAGGTAATGCTCGATCCACTACTCCAACCTGGCAGCCTGTTTAAGCCCTCAGCCCGCCAACTAGCTGCTAAGAACATGGTAGGCTTAGTTGCAGGCGATCTAGCCCTTCTAGGTCTTATAGGCAGCGCCGGCGCCTTAGCTGGAACTGCCACTGTAGAAGTCAATCCCCTGTCTCGAGGCTCAGATTGGCTCAAAGCCAAAGTAGGCTACACTCGTTTAGACCCTTGGGGTGGCTTCCTACCAATGGCCCGCTTAATTGCTCACATGGGAGCAGCTGCGGTTACAGAAACTGGAGCTAAGGATACCGGATACGATGCTGCAGATGTTAAGCGTGAGTTGGGACAATTCTTTGCTAACAAGGAAGCGCCTGTAGTTAGGCTATTTACTGACGCTGCAGGCATAACTCAAGCCTTCGGAGGTAAGAAGGTACTGTCTACAAAAACATTAGTAGACCTCTGGGCACCCTTTATTGCTAATGACGTATACGAGGCGGTAAAGATACAAGGTCTAGTTGGACTGCCATTGTCCGCTGCTGGAGCTGTGGGTATTGGAGTACAGACCTACAAGACCAACCAACTATTTGAGATACCTAAGTATCGCACAGACCTTGAAACAACTAAGTTGGCATTCCCTGGCGCTGGGCAGCCTTTAGCGCTTACTTCTGAAGATGAGCGTAAGGCCGAAGAAACGCTGCTAAATGTACGAGAATGGATTGATGCTAAGGAGCAGCAAATGGGACCAAAGCCGGATGAAGTTACAGTGGAAATGCTGATTACTGCTTATGGTAGTGAAAAGGGACTTGATCCAAAGCAGACAGCAGCAGCCATCTTTATTCACAAAGCGCGTTCTCATCCTGAATGGCTGAATGAGGATTGGCTGAGGTACGCTGTTGAGAATGAAGGCGAATTAAAGGGCCGCTACCCTGATCTTTACAAGGCCAGCTATATTGATCTCTATCGGCAGTACATGCGGCAGAAGGAGCTAGTGAAATGACTCATACATGGCAGCATATTCTTCAAGCTGCAGGTAGTGGTGGTACAGCTACTCCTACGCCAGCACCTGGTGGCTCTAGCCCAAACACCTTGTTTGGGCAAACCGTTAAGGTTGGAGATAAGTGGTATACTCTATCTAGAACCAGTATATTAAAGGGAACTGGGTTTAAGAAGAAGTACATAACTAAGCTAGTCCTAAAAGAGGTAGGCCGTAATGCTCAGCGTTCCTTTGTACCTGGGCTTTACGTTACAGCTACTGGCCAGATAGTGGATGTAGATGGAACTGGACTGATACTTAGAGGGCGAACCTTAGACCAAGGCGAGCGGGAAGCTGCCGGTGTGGCTCTAGGTGGTACAGGCTTAGGGACAGGTGAGCCTGCCCGTAACTATGCCGCTGAGCAGGCTGCTGCCGATGCCGCCCAAGCTGCTCGTGAAGCAGACCAAAGAGCTTGGCAACAAGAGCAGAACCGCTTAGAGCGAGAAGCAGCAGCTGAATTACAGCGTCTCCAAGAAGAGAACGCCATGAAGCGCACCCGCCTAGGCGAAGCCGGTTCCTTAGCCCGTACTGCAGCTGAAGTCCAGCAACGTGCTCGACAGCTAATAGCCGATCTTACAGGAGTAGACCCCATTCGTGGAGCTGTAGCTGCCCAAGGCGGTGTACAGCGGGGCACTACTCCAGCCCAAGGCTTCAATACTCAACTACAGGGTATAGCTAATGCTCCTATACCACAAGTCAATGAGAGCATGAATATACCACAGATAGAGCAAACTATAGGTGCCCTCCAGGGTCAGCAACAGCTACCAGTAGCACCCAGTCTTGGCTTTGCTCGTGGTGGCACTATAGATATGCACCGAGGAGCCGATGGCTCCTTCAGCGCTAGGTCAAAGTATGCTGGTGACGCTCCTGATGATGAGAACTCTGGTGGTGACTATGGGTTCAGTGCTGACCAGCCCAGCACCAAACGTGCTGTCCTAACAGGTGAGCGTAACTTCGACGGTGACGAAGAAGTAGTAGTTATGGACATGGCTCGTCCTGGTCGTGTAGAGATCATACCACTGATAGCTGGTGCCCAGCAGGGCGGCTCCTTTGATGTAGGCAGTATCAGAGCTGCCTTAGCTCCTATCTACGGCTCTATGGGCTTCCAGGGAGACGTACCTACAGCTGGCCGTTTACCTGGTGGCTCCTTTATCATGGGTCCACAGCGCTTTGGTGGTGGTCTCATTGGTGGTCCAGGAACTGCTTTTAATCTTGGTTATCGCCCCCGCCTAATTCGGAATATTGAAACAGGAGCGATTGGCTATGTTGATGCTCAAGGGCGGCAAATGGGTATTGGTAGTATGGCCGACTTCAACCGTTTTGGATTCCAACAAAGTGATGTAATGAATATTGCTCCAGGTGAAGGTTCACTATTTGGTCCTCCAGGAGGTCTCCTACGTGAGAGACCCCAAATAGAGCAGAGTGTAAGGCGCTATCCTACTAGAGCCACTCCATTGATAACGCCACCTGAGGCAGGTAGTATTGCTTTACCAGACCCTAGAATGCTGGCTGGTATCTGGAGGTTCCTAGACCCCAGTACCCGTAATGTACTTATCTCAGCATATGGAGTTGCGGGTCTAGGTACACCTGAACAAGCTCTGAGAGAGATTGAAGAGTCAACTAGGTTCTTCACCCCCACTGGAACACAAACTAGAGCTGGGTCAGCGAGGTTTGGATAGTGATATTGACAATAAC